TAGCCTGTACACTTTGTGCGTTTGCAAAATCACCATTTTTAAGCAAGGTTGTAGATGGCACAGTAAAATCATAAGATTTATCTTCGTTTTGAAGTATTTGAAAAGGGTTGCTAGTAGAGTTTGTTGGATATAAAGGATGTTTTATACCAGCTGAATCTACACAAGATAATTTTGTGTAATTCACGTAGTCATGAGGAAGTGGCATAACTAATGTCGGTGGCAGATCTATTTGTTGTGATTTAACACATTTAAAAGTGTCAAAAGAAAACTCTTGCAAACCCCTTTGTGCATGAAATGCGATGTCAGCTCTTTTAACTTTTTGAATAATTTTACCTTCACCAACGTAAGCTATTTGAAATTGAGTTATAATATCATCTAAAGATGTGAATTGATAATTTCCAAGATCATTACCTTGATAGTAAGCTTGCTGTGTAGTATTGTCTAATAATCCCATTTATTTATTGTTTTTCTTGTTGAATTTGACCAGCACCAAGCCCAGCTGCAACTTGTGTTAATTCTGGCTTTTCTATTGCAATGCCAGCTAACGCTAATATTCTATATACTAATTCAGTTTCTTCTGAAGCGTGTAGTTCAAAATCTACAGCGTTAGTTGAATTGTAAAGTGGTTTGTCATTTATAACATTATAAGCCCAATTTGGTTTTACTGGAGTTTTAATATAAGTAATAACCACCGTCCCATCAACACTCGAGTCGTAAGGGTTTGATATTTGTGGTCTTGGATATATCCTTAAAGATATACCTCTACCTGAGTGCATTCTTTTCCAGTAAGTTGGTCTTTTTTTAGTTTGCTTTGCTAAAGGACTATCGTTATATAAAAAAAACTCACTACCTGTTTGCATCTCCTCTGCAACATACAAACGTTCACCCGCTTTGTGACGAAGCCTAAGCGTTATTAGCTTGTATATGTCTTCATCGTGATTTTCAAGCATTACATCACCATTAGGGCCAGTTATACTAGATACGTTTTGATCATATCTTTTAAAATAACTTATTTTATTTTCAACGTTAGTTACTCTATCAGAATAAGTAATATCGTTTCCAGGTGTTCTTTGTAACTGATCTAAATCATAAAAATATTGTTCAAATATTTCCATCTGAGCATGATCGGCAAATAAGTTAAATTCTTGAGGTGTTATATAACCTCTTTGTTCTTTATTAGCTAGCGCTAAAACTTTTTGATATACTTTATCTATACTTACTGCCATAATTTCTTTTTAATTTGTAGTTTACGATCGCCCCGTAGAGCGACCGCATCTACAGTTAGATTAATTTAATCTTTTTTCAATATTGGAGTAAATCTCCATACCTTCATCAGTTTTAAACCAAGCGGCTAAAGCTGAATAAGGGTGTTCGTCAAACGGAACGTTCATTAACTTTCTATCATTAGAACCCCATGAAAAAGTTCTTTGATCAGAAGATAGTTTTAATATTCCCATCTCCGTAGCTTTAATACCAAAGTTTCTAAGAACAACGTTTTCATCATTTACTAATTCTAAGAACAACCCAGGGTTTCTTTTAGCATATAACAGTAAATCTCTTTTAAGCTCCTTAGAACTCATGTTAGACACTTCAGAACCTTTCTCTACACGTAAAACTGCTTCAGCCATATCAATATCTAAGTTTTGAGCAGCGTTTAAAGCTTCTATCTCTAATTCTAACCAATCAATCTGATCTTCAGCAACTTTTCTCGGTTTGTATTCGTAAAACATTTTATCTGCTTCAGGGTGGTATATTGATAGCAGTTTTTGTAAAACTGTTTTTTCTTTTGGAACGAATAAATTTCCTGATCTAAATATAATGTGCTCTAATCTTTGATCTCCTATCATTTCATCTACAAATACTGTTTTTTGATTTTGACAGTATTTAATTTCTCTTTCGTATCCTTTTTCCTCGTCAAACCAATATATGTTTGCAGATTTTATCATTTTAGATATGGGTTTTTTATTTCCTTTTAAATAATAAACTCTATCTTTTATTTCCCAACTAGGTTTTTTAGGTTCAACTTTTTTAGGTTTTGGCGTTTCAACAACAGGCGTTTCAACAACAGGTACCTCTACCTCTTTTTTTGTTTCTTTTTTATTTGCCATAATATAATATATAATAAAATTAATAAAATAAAAGGCCGAGGCCGAAGCCCCGGTCTTTAATATAATAAGTGCTTATTTCATTAACATGAAATTGTTAGCACCTTGAGTAATTAAACATCTTTCTGATAAGAAGTGTAATTGCATTGCATCTAAAGCAGATGTAGCAGCACCAACAGAACCAGTAACCCAAGTTTTCATTTTTCTGTCATCAGTTTGCGAAGCTCTATATCTAACATGTAAGAAAGGACGTTTCATGTTCTTTCCTAATTGTTGGTCGTATACTGAAGATGTTCCAGCTGGAATAACAACTCCTCTGATAGCGTTTGCGCCAGCAGTTAAGTTAATACCACCTCTAGTAGCTTTATCGTTTAAGTACCTGAAGTCAGACTTATAAAAGTCATAAGAACCTCTTCTGAAACCAGAGAAACCTAAGTTTAACGCCATATCTTCAGAGTTGTCGAATACTCCGTAAGAAGTACCACCAGCTCCGTAAGAATTCATAGAAGCCAACATGTCATCGATAGCTAAACTAGTAGCTCTATTTACGAACATCATGTTTTCTTCAATAGCACCTTGCTTATCAAACTCAGCTAAGATAGCATCAAATTCAGCTAAATCAGTAGCAGCGTTAACACCAGTAACACCAGAAGTAACATTACCTCTATCTTCGATAGCAGCAAATAAACCTTCAGTACCCGTGTTCTTAGTAGTATCGTTAGCCGTTACAGCACCAGTACCCATAACACCAGCTTCTTCAGTGATGTCATTACCAGCTCCACCTTTTTCAGCCTCAAGCATTGCCATTTCAATATAATCAGTAAATCTAGCTCTTGTATCAGCTTCAGCTTTTAAGTACCATAAGTAACCAGAAGCACCTTCTTCACTAGTAATTTCAACCCAACCAATTCTAGAAGCATCAGATCCTGAAACTTCGTAGTAATCTTTCATTATAATTGGCTTATTGTTAAAAGTTTTGAAAGAAGGCTCGTTAGCTCCTCTAGTGTCAGTAGCAGCGTTACCAGCAGCAACAAAGTATTGACTAGCTTTTGGATATTCAGAACCATAAACTAATACAGTTGTAGCGCTACCAGAAGTTGTACCTGAAAGAGCAGCAGCACCATAAGGAGCTACATCAATTCTATCAGTAGCAACTGTAACTACTAAACATTTCACAACACCGTTAGTAGGGTCAGAGATAACAACAGTATCGTTAACTCTAATACCGTGATTACCAGATGCTATATCCGTGTTACCATCTATATCAGAAATAAGATCAATTTGAGAAGTAGAGTCAGCACCACCAGTAGTAGAGTGAACGTGTCCCAAATAAGATAAGTGTAAACGACCTTGCTCAGACCAAACAACTTGGTCAGCAGTCATCGCTTCTTCAGCTCCAACTTGTGAAAGGAAACCAGATATAGTCCTAGGACCAAATACCTCAGCTTCTTTCTCCATTAGATCTGGTACATATTGTTGCGCCCAGCCTTGTCCAGCTGTAGACGCTAAATCTAAGTAATTTGTTTGTAGTGCTTGCTGTATTGAAGCAGGTACACTGTTTAAATTACCACCAGGATTTGTAATTGCCATAATTTTGTAATTTTAAATTGTTATTTATTTTTAATTTTAAACTTAAAATCAGAAGAACTTTGACCTAATACTTTTACTGTCATACCACCTGTTTCAATTTTACCGTGACTTTGTCTTGGATTCATATCAACGTTTTTGGCTTTAGCAATACTATCTTTAATAGCATCTGCTTTTCCTTGTTCGTAAAAGTGTTTCGCAACAGCGTCTGCATTCATTGCTGTGTATAGAGATTTATGATAACCTTTGGCATCTGACATTTCATTATTTTCGTTCAAGAACTTCTTGACAAAATTATTAATATCACCTTGCGTGTTTTTAACCTCTTCAGCATTGTTCACATTAAATCTATACTTTTTATCACCGACGTTATATTCAAAACCTTTGAACTTGTCATTAAAAACATTTTCAGTTTTATTTAAAAAAGTTGATTTTTGTTTTTTTGCTATTTTTTGAGTTTCTTCCGACTCTTTGTTATATCTATTAAAGAAATCTACAGCTTTTTGTTGCTCAGTTGTGAGCTTTGAACCAGCTTTGATATCTTCATAGTATTTAGACTTTTGCCCGTCTAGGTGGCTTTTAGCGCTGGCAACTTGCTCTTTAAGCGCTAATTTTTTTCTACGTATATCTTTATCGTCGTCTACATCTTCGTCGTAAGAGAACGTGTCTTCCATAAGGAAGTTAATTTCTTCGTTATCTAAATGAGGTTTTGTTTGTTTGTAGTATTCTCTTAACAAAGCCGTATCATCTAGTTTGCTATAATCTTGATTAAGCTTTACATAATCGCTTAAATCACCTCCAGTTTCCTCCATGAAATCCATTAACTTTTGAATATTCTCTGGCAATGGTTTTCCAGTGGCTTCAGCTTCTGCTATAGCTTCTTCAACCTGCTCTTCAACCTCTTCAACTTGTTCTTCAGTAATTTCTTCTAATACTGGAGCTTCTTGTGTTTCAGCCTCTGGTTGTGTTTCTGTTTTTTCAGTAACCTCTGTTATTGCTTCTTTTTCTTCTGTTTTGTTTTCTACAACTTCAGTTTCTACTTTTTCTTGTTGCGGAGCATTTAAGTCCACTTTAATAACATTATCGTTGCCAGCGGATTTAAACTTGCTTTCGTCAACTTTTTGTATTGTTTCTTGAGTAGTCTCTTCGACTACTTTTTCATTTTCTTCTTCCATAATATAATATAATAATAATTAATAATAATCCTACTTAGGGTCAAACGCGTTTAAATTAAAGTCTCCACTTAATATATCATTACCTGAAGACTCAAAGTTTTTAGGCGTTCCACCACTATTTCTTTGATCTATAAGCTCACTTTGCTGAGTGGCTTGTATTTTAGTTCTTTTGTCTTTTCTATCTTCTCTTCTATTTTCTCTATCAGACATGCCTTGAGACTCCATAGTTTTTAACTGCATGTTATAGTCGAACTCAATTTTCATTAATTGTTTTTTAAGTTCAACTTCTTGCTGTTGTTCTTGTATTCGTAATTGAGATTTTGTTTGCTCTAGTTGCATTGTAGTTTGAGCTATAGCTTGATTTTTTTGAACTTCAGCTTGAGCCGCTGCAGCAGAGGCTTGTTGGTTAGCCTGAGACTGTTGCTCCATATTTTGCTTTTGAGTTTCTCTATCTAATTCAAGTTTTTTCTTTCTTCTAATCTTTAATAATTGATTTGCTAATTTTAAATTTCTAACATCTCTAATGTCTATAGCATCTTCTAGATCTATACTCTGTGTTTGCAGTGCTACTTGTATATTATTTTCTAACATAGCTTTTTCTTCTTCATCAGGTAATAACTCTATAAATATACCAAAGTCGTACAAGTGTAATTCCGACATTTCTTTAAGAGTAGCTACGTTAGAAGCTCCAATAGCTTGTATAAACGCATCTTTTGTTGGTGAATACTCTATAATATCAGATATTCTTAAAGAAAGACACTCTGCCACTTCAGCTGTTAAATATAAACCAGCTTGTAATATATGTCTAGTGGCTGTGTTTGAATTTGCTGCTGCTATTTTTTGAATACCAACTAAAGCATTTTTATCTGGTGTACTACCATCTCTAGCCTCATTAAGCCCGGTTACATCTCTTATCATTTGTAGATAATAGTTGTAATTACCAATAAGAGCTTGCATTTTGTTTCCACCAGATCCAGATGTAATTTCTTGAATAGGTATTTTACCTGGGTTCATATCACCTTCAGAGGTAAATGATCTACCAATTACAGAACCAGTTTGAAAGAACATATTTAAAGCCTCTTGTGGGTTGTAGTTTGTTCCATTACCCAAATCAACTTCTGCTAAACCATCAGCGTCTAAATAAACACCATCTGGTACAATTCTAGATAATACCTGCTGTAGCTTTAAATGAGTTAACTGAATCATGTCAGCGAAACCTGTTATACGTTTTACTAAAGAATCTATTTTACCATTATAAACTCTAGGAGCAACAATGTTATAGTTCATTTTAACTTTAGTAAAATCACTTTTAGGGCGCATCATATTTTTAGCCATCTCCCATTTAAGCAATTTATTAGTACCTAAAACCATAGCACCATCGTAAAGTACTTCTATAGATCTTAACATTCTACTATAACCACCTTCCATATTTTCTGGAGGATTAAACGAATCATCTTTAGGTATAATTTTATCAGCACCAGTAGCCATTTCTTTAACCTTGTAAACTTCGTTCATATAAGTTTTGTAGTTAAAGTATAATACTTGTATGTGGTTATTATCTTCTTTGTCGTAATTATGTCTAGAATTATAATTAGATCTATTGTAAGATTTATTTTTCATTATATCTTCAAGATCGCTTTCAGACAAGTGAGGAAATTGTTTTGCTAACTCGTTAACTGGTATTGTTTTTACCTCTCCAACGTAATATATATCTTCAAAATAAGGGGAGTCAGTATAAGAATATACTAAGTTAGCTGGATCTACATAATCTACAGTAACTCCTTCGGATGTGTTAAAGTTTGTTTTTACAGCGCCTATACCTAACACCGTAAGATCGTGATAAAACCTTTTTTTAATAAGCTCGTAATTATTGCCATTTAAAAGAGTGTTTAAAGCTTGCTCTTCTGCTATTTCTATAGATTGTTTATAGCTTAGCTGCATATGTACGTTAAGCTCATCTTTACTCTCTGGTAGATCTTTTTGCTCCATTTCACTACTTCTAGAGTCTATACCATAGACTGCAGAGTGATTATCAAAAGCTTTACCATCCATATCTTTAAGTATATTCTCCATATACTCTGTTCTCTGCGCTACACCAAACGGATCTTGTGAGAACGCTTTTATATCGTAAGTTCTTTCGGAAATACCATTAACTACAATATCTACAAACTTAGATATAATAGGAACTGGTTTCCAGTCTAAATTCAAATAAGACAAATCACCGTTTATAGATAACTCATCTTTATATTTCTGTATAGATTGCTCTCCTCTAGCATACAATCTTAAATTATGAAAATCAGCATGATTAGATCTATATCTGTTCATGTTTCTGTCGTCGTTAAACCACTCTTGCTCTATTGCCTTACCTACTTTCAAACCATAATCGTAGCTTAACTTTTCAGCATCGCTAACTGTTTGACTCGGGAAATAACTTTTAATGCCAGACTCTGCCATATTTATTATTTGATTATTTGTGAATTGCTTCCAGTATTACTATACTTGGAAATTTTTATATTTAGTGGTTGTTTTTCAAC